CGGTTCGTTTGCGCCGCAAGTTAGGGAATGGTGCAGGGAGTACATGGGCGTGGAGTTAATGGATTGGCAGTACACCGCGCTTGACGGTCAGCTGCTTTACGACGACAATTTTGAGTTGGTAAACCGTGTGTCGCTGGTTTCTACCGCCAGACAGTGCGGTAAGACAACAGCTCTTATGGCTTTGGTTGGTTGGTGGCTTACAGAGATGCCTAAAGTGCGTGGCAAAAAACAGACCGTGTTATCTACTGCTCACCGTCTGGATTTAGCGGTCATGTTGTTTGACGAGTTGGCACCTATTTTGGAAAGCCGTTTTAACGCCACACTCATGAAGTCCTATGGCCGTAATCGAGTGACAATGCCGGACGGCTCTACTTGGCTTGTGCGTGCCGCCAACAATTCTGTGGGTCACGGCACTAGCCCATCGTTAGTGGTGGCCGATGAAATGTGGGATATTTCGCGTGAAGTTATTGACGGCGGTTTGTTGCCGGCTCAACGTGCACAAGTTTCACCGCTTTTGTCTATGTGGTCTACAGCCGGCACGGAAGCCAGTACCGCAATGTTGCGTTGGCGTGAGCAAGGTTTACGGGCTATTGACACAGGCAAAAACGCATCGTTTTATTTTGCGGAATGGTCACCGCCGCCAGACATAAATCCAATGACCCCCGAAGCATGGGTATACGGCAACCCTGCACTAGGGATAACTTTGACCGAAGCCACGTTGCTGGCAGAGTCCGAGAACCCTGATCGAGCAGCCTTTCTGCGCGCAAGTTGCAACCTATGGGTAGCCAGCGACAAGTCATGGATACAGCCAGGTCAATGGCCTGCCCTGCAATATGAGGGCGATCTGCCAGAGGGCGGCACAGTAGCCATAGAAACCAGCCTTGACGACACACGCTATTTCGCTGTCAGATGCGTGGCTTTACCAGACCGTCGCACAGTGGCAACCGTCGAGTTTGTCGCAGACACATTTAGAGAAATGTTAAGCCATGTCGAGCGACTGTGCGCTAACCCTGCAATCAAATTTGCCATTACACCAACCGTAGACAATCATTGGCCGTTATCTTTAGAGCGTCGGCGCGTCATTGTTGGCTACGGCGAAATACTTAAATTTACGCCATCAGTCCGCAACATGATAAACGAAAAACTGTTGTGGCATGACGGCAGCAACCAACTTGCCGAACACGTCAGCCGCGCTGTAGCAGTCAGATCACAAAACAGCATTGCGCTATCTAGTCAACGATCACCTGGGCCAATAGAGCTAGCGCGTTGCATGGTTTGGGCAGCTGCACTGACCAGTCGCCCCACGTCGTCTGGTAAACCGATGCTGGTTGTCGTATAGGCATTAGGCTCATCTTGGCATCGGCTCGATGGCTTGCTTATCGTCGGGATACCGCATCGCATACCGGGTCGATGCCACCACAAAACGATCAGACTGTGACACACTTAGAACATGGCTCTTTTTAACAAAGTAACTAAAGCCGCTATTTCGCCGCCAACAGGTAAAGCCGCTGCCGCTGGTTCAAACATGGCTACAGGTGTTATCGGGCCAAACATGGTTGGTCAGTATTACACCTACCAAGAAGGTGCACTATTCGCACAAGCGATGTCTGTGCCAACAATTGCTCGAGCACAACAACTTATTTCATCAGTAATTTCGTCAATGAAATTGTACCAATATACAGAAATGTGGAATGGTGCAGAAATGGAAGAAGTGCCACAGCCACCGCGCAGTTGGTTGTCACGGATTGACAAAGTAAACACCAACGCACATATTTTGTCTTGGACAGTGTCCGATCTAATGATGTTTGGTCGCGCATTTTGGTACATCACAGAGCGTTACGCATCAGACGGCAGACCATCACAATTTACACGTTTACCTGCGGCAATGATACAAACACGCGATCAGGCTGGTGTAAACGGCGTGTGGTTCGCACCATCAAAAGAAGTGTATTTTAACGGCGGCGAAATCAACCCTAAAGACTTAGTGCAATTCTTAAACGGTCAACCGGGCATTGTGTACTCATCGCAAAAAGCAATTGCTACATCTATCAAACTTGAGGATGCGCGTTTTCGTAATGCGTCTAGTGCAATTCCAGCAGGCGTATTGCAAGTGCAGGCTGGCTCAGAGCCACTCAGTTCCAGTGAATTGCAGACCCTTGCGGCCTCGTTTAATGCGGCCAGAGCCACGAACCAGACGGCGGCTCTTTCGCCTGAAGTGCGCTACTTGGAAACGCAAACTAGTCCAGACAAAATGCTGCTTATTGAGTCAGCCAATTTTCAAGCAATGGAAATGTCACGTGTCTGCGGTGTGCCTGCATACCTTTTAAATTTGAGTTTAAATTCGTACCAATACACCAACAGCCCAGACGCTCGCCAAGACTTGTGGACATACGGCTGCAAACAGATCGCAGAATGTATTGCACAAACATTGTCAGGCGACAACGTAATGCCACGCGGAACGTGCATCGCTTGGGATATTGACGATTTCATTGACGGCGATCTAATGGAACAAACCTCTACAGGCGAAGTACCAATGGTCATGCCAACAATGCCAACATCACCACCACCAAACGGAGTAGCGTATTAACCATGATTAGACTCGAAGCCACACCATTTACAGTTGACGCAGCCGCACCAGACGGCGCACCATCACGCACAATCAGCGGTATTGCAGTCACATACAACACACCAGCCACCGTTGCAGACGGCACGCAAGTAATGTTTTTGCCCGGCTCATTGCCAACCGAAGGCCGTAACCCAAAGCTATTTAATCAGCACAATTCTGAGCAAATTATCGGCATTGTCAACCAGCGCGTAGACAGCGATCAAGGTATGTTGTTTAGCGCCAAGATCGCACCCACCGCATTGGGCAACGAGATTTTGACCCTTTGTGGCATGGGCATTATTGACGGTGTGTCTGTCGGTGTGACACCTACCAAATGGCATTTTAACGATGAACACATCATGGTTATTGAGTCAGCTAAATGGTCAGAATTATCCACCGTCAGCGAAGGCGCATTTGCCGGCGCGCTAATTACAGAAGTGGCGGCGAGTATCCCACAAGATGAGCCAGAAATAAGTACTATAGAAACAGAACCTACACAGGAGACAGAACCCATGAGCGAAGTAACCATCCCAGCAGTCGAGGCAACCATTCCAACATCGCCAATTTTTGCTGCCGCAAAACGCGAGTTTAAGATGCCATCAGCAGGCGATTTCATGGCCGCTTACCACATCGGTGGCGACACATACGCAAACATGAACAAAGCCGTTGCAGAGTATTCCGCATCGCAGCGTTCAACACTTGAAGCCGCAGCTGGCGATGTACTCACAACTGACACACCCGGCCTCTTGCCAATTCCAGTGCTCTTGCCATTGGTGCAAAACTTAAACTTCATTCGCCCAGTGGTAAATGCACTCGGCGCACGTTCATATCCAGACGGCGGACAATCAAAAACTTTTATTCGCCCAACGATCACCACGCACACATCAGTTGCGTCGCAGTCAACAGAATTGTCTGCAACATCAGCAACAACAATGGTCATTGCGTCAAACTCGGTCAGCAAAACCACCCTCGCCGGACAAGTGACCTTGTCAATTCAGGATGTTGATTTCACTTCAGGCCCCGCCATGCAACTGATCTTGAACGACTTAATGGGCGAAGCGATGATCGCATCAGACGATCTAGCAGCCGACGCATTGCTTGCAGCTGCAACATCATCTGGCGTTTGGGATTTGACAGTTGCCGATTTGCTTAAGAGTGTTTACGACTCGGCAGTTGACATTTCTAACGGTCGCAACTTCACACCAACCCACATGTTTGTTTCGCCAGACGTATGGGGACAGATGGGTCAGCTTGCCGACACAACTGGTCGACCAGTGTTCCCATTCATTGGTGCAGGTCTTACCGGACAAAATGCACTTGGTGGTGGAGACGCAACATCATGGAACGGCAACCCACTCGGTTTGCAACTTGTAGTTGACAGCAACTTCGCTGCCAAAACTATGGTCATTACTAGAGTCGGTCAGGGCGCTGGCGATGCGTTCGAATATTATGAGGCAATTCATTACAATCTGACTTTAAGAGTTATGAGTATGTATAATTATCCTGCTGATCCGTTTAGATCAGCGCTGGCTAAAGGTGCTTTAAATACTATTCGTGTGGCAAATGCTCAAGTGCCCACAATGCAGATGCCAGCTAGTTTGCGTAACATTCGAGGTAGTAACTTCTACATTTTCAATGCTGATGCTCGCTAATGGAGATAGCCGAGATGATGAATT